CAGACAGGTACGACGTACACGTTCGTTCTGGCCGATGCTGGGAAGATGGTTACTTCATCGAACGGCTCGGCGCAGACGCTCACGGTGCCGCCCAACTCGTCTGTTGCTTATGCAACTGGTACTCAGATCATCGTTCAGGCTATCGGGTCGGGTACTGCGACGCTGGCTGAAGGCAGCGGTGTGACGATCAACTCCAAGGACTCCAACAAGGACATCGACGGTCAGTACGCTGCTGCCACGCTCATCAAAACCGCTACTGATGCTTGGTCGCTTATCGGCGCTTTGGCCTGATGGTTATTCGTCCAGCCGATCACGGGATTTTCGCTAGTTCCGCTGGCGGCGGTGGCGCGGGGAGTGCTGAGGGTGGCTTCTTCGGCGGCGGCGTCGTCTCAGGGACACTCAAGGACATGGTGGACAAGTTCGCCTTCTCCGATGACAGCCGCACCACGTTGGGGACAGCACTATCGGCAGCCACCAAGGGCCTGTCGGCGATGGCGAACTCTGGAACAGCGGGGTACTTCGCTGGCGGCAACACGGGCAGCGCCGTGTCCACGGTTGACAAGTATGTGTTNTCCACGGCTCCACGCACAACGCTCGGCACGGGCCTGTCGGCAGCCACGCAGCAACTCGCGGCAATGGCAGACTCTGGAACCGCGGGGTACACGGGCGGCGGCTACGCCGCCTCTGAGGTGTCCACGGTTGACAAGTTTGACTTCTCCGACGATTCCCGCACCACGCTGGGGACGGGCCTGTCGTCGGCCCGCTACCAACTCGGGGCAATGGCGAACTCTGGAACCGCGGGCTATTTCGCTGGCGGTCACACGAGCACCCCTGTGAACACGATTGACAAGTTCGACTTCTCCGACGACAGCAGTTCTATCCTCGGCACGGGCCTGTCGTACAACACGCAATGGAATGCGGGCATGGCGAACTCTGGAACCGCGGGCTACTTCGGTGGTGGAGTGTACGGCGTCACTAAGTTGGACACGGTTGACAAGTACGATTTCTCCGACGACAGCCGTTCTACCCTCAGCACGGGCTTGTCGGCGGCGACGCAAATGCTTGGAGCGATGGCAAACTCTGGAACCGCGGGGTATTTCGGTGGTGGCACCACGGGTAGCCCTGTGGACACGGTTGACAAGTTTGCCTTCAGCGATGACGGCCGCACCACGCTCGGGACGGGCCTGTCGGTGGCCCGCGAGTTTCTGGCAGGCATGGCGAACTCTGGAAGTCTCTGATGGATATTCACGACGCAATCGCAGAAGTCCAACAGCCACGCAGCCGCTACCAGTTGGTCCACTTCGTACTCGGCCAGCACGACACGCCCGAAATGCAGTTCTACCAGTTGATGCTGGAACTTCAGGACATGGGTTTCAAACTCCGCATGGCTGAACTGAACGTCAAGAAAACCGAGGTGGAGATCACCCGCCTGCTGGAAACGGGCGACGAACTGGACGCAATCGAAGCCGAAGAAAAGCAGGTCGGGCTGGAACAGACACAGATCGTTATGAAGGGTGCCCAGCGGGAGATCGCCATCTTGGAGGACATCTTCAACACCTGCCAGCACTACACCCGTGACGAGATCGAACACGCACAACCCGAATACTGGCAGGCGCGCCTCACCCGCCAGACGAACCTCCAGATGATGTCAGGCAACGTCCAATGGGCGCAGTTGGATTCGATGCGCCAGATCGGCCTACTGGACGATCTCGTCGAGGCCCGCGAGGCCCAACTGGCCGAACAAGTGAAACTGGAGTTGGCCGAATGACGTACCTCAAATGGAAACTCTCCGAAGGAACTTCGGGCACTGGCCCTGAAGGAGTGGTCACCGCCCGTGGCGGTCACGCCGAAGCAGGCTGGGCCGTCGATAACGACGGCTACCGCATCGGCTACCTCACCCAGATTGCCGACCTGACGGGTTTGGAAACGTGGGATGTCACGACTCAGACCGAGGCGCAGGCACTCGCGTTCTGTCAAGCAATTTGGGAGGACGCCGAGGTTCAGGGCGACGGGCGCATCTCAGGGCCACTACCAGAGTTCCCTGAATAATGGCTATCGACTATCGCCAATCAGGGATTGACTATCGAAGTACCGTTCATTCCTATCGGGGTGTCACAACTCATGCCATTACGGCGGCGGTTACTGGTTCAGCAACAGTCACGGCGGCGATAGTTGAAGAAGCGTCCATTGCGGCTGCGGTTACTGGTTCAGCGACTGTAACAGCGGCGATAATTGAAGAAGCCTTTATTACGGCTGCGGTTGCGGCTGCCACTACGGTAGTTACGGCTGTTATTGAAGAGGCGTCGATTGCTGCGGCGATTACTGGTTCGGCTGCGGTTACGGCTGCGATTGTTAGGGAACGCCCGATTACGGGTGATGTTACGAGTTCGGCTCTTGTCGCGGCTGCGATTGTTAAAGAACGCCCGATTGCGGGTGGTGTTACAAGTTCGGCTGCGGTGGTGGCCGATATTACTTGGTATAAGATTCTTCCGAATGTAACTATTACAACAACGTTACAAGATGATGTTACACTTGCGGTTGAACTATTAGATGATGTTTCTATTACTGTGGGGGTTTAATGGCTACATACGATAAAGACGATCAGGTGCGGGTTACTGCAACATTTACTTCTAATGATGTGGCAACAAACACAACTTTAGATCCTGCGAATAAGGCATTACATCATAAGCCGTCAGGTGACAACGTAGAGGTAAATGCGAGTAGCGACGAGACTGGCATCTACTACGCCGATGTTGATTTGGATCAGATCGGTACACATACTGTCAAGTTCACGGGTACTACACCTGTCAAGGCGATGGAAGTCGTAGAATTAAAAGTCGGCAAATCCGTATTTGACCATTCGTGAAGAAACTGGCCTACGTTCTGCCAGATCCGAACCCCTCAAAGGACAGGGGTGAGGCGAACCGCGCCATTTTTCTGGCGGGGTTAGAGGAACACGGCAAAATAAGTAAAGCATGCGCCATAGCAGGGGTGACACGCTCCGCTTACGACAAGTGGAGGCAGCGTATACCGGGTTTCGCGGAGAAAGCGGACGCTATCCGCCACAAAGCCCTCCTTGAAGGCGGTACCGAGACATGGGATGGGACGTTTGCGTCGTTTAGAGGCGACTATTTCGGCCATATGTCCCCTTTCTTCCATATTGAGGCAATAAACGCCTACGAAAACACCCCGCCGGGGAACATTACCCTCATTTTGTGGCCTCCGGAGCATGGAAAGACCACGTTGGCGGAGGATTACTTCTGCAAGAAGTTGGCTTTGAACCCAGAGTTCCGTATCACCGTTGGTTCAGAGGGAACCGATATGGCTCGTAAGATTCTTGGTCGTATCCGTAGCCGTATGGAGCCTCACGGCCCGTATCCCCGGTATGTAGCCAAGTTTGGGCCGTTTGTTCCCCAGAATCAGTCTGGTCGTAAGACGGTGCAGGCGTGGGGTGCCGATTACTTCAATGTGTTCAAGAAACAGACGCATGATGAGCGCGACTATTCGATGGTTGGGTTGGGTTGGCGGTCAAAGATCGCTGGTACCCGTACTGATCATCTTCATATAGACGATATTCAATCAAGGGTGTCGTTGAATTTGACCGAACAGATGTTCGAGGTGTTCCGGCAGGACTGGTTGACACGCCCCGGTGAGAAAGGACGAACCAGTATTAACGGTACCCGTGTCGGGTCAGATGACTTCTATGAGCGGGTGATGACGGAGATCGATCCCGATATTTTGCAGGTAATCAAATTTCCGGCGATTGTCACTAATGATGAGGGTGAACCGGAGCCGTTGTGGCCTGAAATGTTTTCGTTGGAATCGTTGGATCGTATTAAACGCAAGGTGGGGGAGGAGGCATGGTCACGTAACTATATGCAGGAACCTACTTCGTCTTTATCTGCTACATTTACAGATGAATCTATCCAAAAGTGCCTTAATCCTTTACGGTCGGTGACCCATGACCCACCCGAAAATTGTAGTGTTTATATCGGCGTTGATCCTGCTCTTGGTTCAAACAACTGTGTGGTGGCTGCTACGCCGCACGAAGGCAAACTTAAGATTCTTTTCATTCGGGAAGATACTGGGTTAACTCGTAACGAACAGATCCTCGGCGTTGTTGAGGACGCTATTCAGCGTTGTCTCAAGAACGGGTCAACTGTTTCAGATGTGATCATTGAAGCAATGGTGTTCCAGAAGGGGCTGTCGCGGGACGAGCGTCTAGTGGAGATGACTCAGCGTTACGGGTTTCGTGTGCGGGAGCATTTGACTGGTATCAACAAGTACGACGAAACGATTGGTGTCCCGTCGATGGCGTTGTCGTTTATGCGAGAAGAGATTGAGATCCCTTACGCTGACGATGGGCCTACCCGCCATCAGGCCGACCAGTTGATTCGTCAGTTGAAGGCGTGGCGTCCGTTGAAGCGGGGAACACGGCTGCGTCAAGATCAGGTGATGGCTTTGTGGTTTATTTGGATACTTTGGCGGCAACGCAAACAAGCATTTGATGTAGACTCTTCACAATTCAATTATAATGGACTACCGTGGAGGACATCTATGGCTTCCAGTAGGGCGTTTTGATGTATACTTTTGAAGAAATCGTGGGGATCGTTAAGATCCGACAGCAAAACGCATCGCCGCTATTGGCGCGTATGCTGGAAGTCAAGGAACGTTACAACGGTGACTATGTTATTCCGTTGCCGTCGATGGAGAACGAGCCTGTTCTTCCTCCGTTGACACCTGCGTTGATCTCGGAGAACATTGATGCGGTAGCCCAGCGTGCAGCATCGGTTATGCCGTTCATTGGTTGCCCTGCTGTTGATGGTTCCAAGGAGCGTGGCGTCCGGTCGCGCGAGTATGCTGATATTCGTCGCCGCGCGTTGGCTTCTACTTGGTACCAGTCGAAGTATAAGATAAAGATTCGACGGGCTTACAGGCATCTTGCGGGTTANGCGACAGCATGTCTGGTTGTGCATCCTGATTTCGATAAGGGTATGCCTCGTATAGATGTCCGCGATCCTCTTGGTGTCTATCCTGAACCCAAGGCTTACGAGGATGTGGATCCTCCTGCGAACATTGGTTTCATTTACGGCAAGTCCGGGGATTGGATTCGTAGCCATTACCCGCAAGCCATGTCGGAGAATGGTGGCGTTATCCCACCAGACGGCAAGAGNGATCAGGAACTATGGGACATTGTTGAATGGCTTGATGACGAGCAGATCGTTATCGGAATCATGGGGCCACGGTACGAACATTTCAATCAGGTGTACGGTCATCATGGAGCCACGCAGGAATTGTCGCGTGTAGCCAATAGGGCAGGGATGCCATGTGTGATTACGCCGGGGCGAGTTACCTTGGATCGTATCGCATCGTCGGTTTCGCAGGTTGTCGGCATTGTGGATCTGATGTCTAAGATGATGGCGTTAGAAATTATGGCCCAAGAGAAGGCTATCTTCCCTGATAGGTATATAATCGGGCGGTCGGGTCAGGTACCGATGATTGTCGGCGGGGAGTGGAAAGACGGACGCGAAGGCCAAGTCAATGTTCTACTTGACGCTGAACAAATCGGAGAACTCCGGTCGTCACCTGACCCGACAACCAATATAGCCATCGACAGGTTGGAGCGTAATGCGCGCATCTCTACCGGAACCGTACCTCAAATTGGTGGTGAAACATACGGGGCTTTGCGTACCGGACGAGGTATCGACGCCCTCATGGGAGCCGCCTTGGATCCGCGTATCCAAGAAATTCAAGAAATTATGGAGGCTCATCTTCCTCATCTAAACGAGTGTATCTTCGCTACCTACAAGGGGTATTTCGGTAGCAAGAAGTTCTCTATGTTCACTGGCTATGCGGGTGACTTTGGTCAAGTTGAGTTCACACCGAATGAACACTTTGAGATTTTCGATAACGTGGTGTCGCATTCGATTCCCGGTGCTGACATTCAGGGAACGACTATCCAGTTGGGCCAGTTGTTGGGCATGAAGGGTATTAGTCTTAGAACATTCAGGACCAAGCATCCGTATATTGAGGATGCTGAGGCAGAAGGTAGGCGTGTCGATGAGGAACAGTTGGAGGAGGCAGTCATGGCTGCGATCCAGCAGCAGGCTTTGTCGGGTCAGTTGCCTGTGGTGTATGTCTCTAAGATTGAGAAGCATCGCAAGAAGGGGTTGGATATTTTTCAAGCCATTGAGAAGGCTGACGAGGAGATAAGGGAGGAGCAGGCTGCTGCGGCTCCGCCTCCGGGCGAGGGTCAGGTTATTCCCCCGGAGATGGCTGCTGGTTTGGCTGCTGGCCCTGAGGGGATGGCTCCACAGCAGGCTCCACCTTCGGGAGAGTTTTCTCCTGAGGCTGCACAACAGTTGGTTAGTGCATTGAGGGCTGGCTGATGCCCCGCAAGAAGAGGACACAGACGCCACAGACTCCGGGCCTAGAAGCAGGT